AATATATTTTAGCACACTAAACTCATCCCCACTATAGTTCGTTACCGAACAATCCCCCCGTAGGAATTTGTGAAACACTTGGGTACGTTGTCGGTTGACATAGAACAAGCGTGAAACGTCGTGAAACATTTGTACCGTTACTTTGTTCGGCTACGAACATTTTAGCTTGTATAGAAAGGATTGTTGATCAGTTTAGTGTGCTAAAATATATTTTGTTATTATTTACAATAATATATTGTAATTTTTTACAATTAGTGCTATTATTAGTGTAGAGAGAAAGAGAGGTAGCAATTATGAAATATTATGTATATGATTTATATGACGGTAAAGAATTATTAGGAGAAGTTGAAAGCATGGATAAAGTAAGAGATTTAACAAATGAAAGAATTAGAGATACTGACGGAGAGTGTTATATTAGTATAGAAGAAAGAGAGGAATAGAAAAAAATGAAAAAATTAGGAACTTATCTAAAGAAAATTGTATTGATTGTGAGGTGTTTATAAATGATTCTAAATGCTAATGCAATGCTATGTTTAGTATTATTAATAGCAATAATTATTTATATATCAATTATTTAGGAGGAATGAAAATGATTTTAATTAAAACATTAAGACAATTTAGAAGATATAAAGGTAGAATTAAATTCTATTCAAAAGACGGTATTTTAATGTATGAAAATACATTAGAGAATACGTTATTCTCAATATTCTATGATAATTTTTGGTGCACTTTAGTTATAGAGTATAATGTGGAAAATGGATGGATAAAATTAGATTGTAAGAAAGCGGGATAAAAATTATGATATTATGGAGTGAATTAGAGCAATTATTTGAAGAAAGTATTAAAAAAGACCAAAATTTAGAAATACAATTATTATTTAATAAATGTAAGATAACTTCATTTCTAGATTATAATTACTTTGTATACACAACATCACTAGATATTTTAGAATTGCAAAAAGGTAAATATAATATTATTGATAAGACAATCGAAAATGAAGAAGTAAAATCGCCAACACGATTTTTACAAGTATTGTTAAAAAAGGAGGTATTCGAATAATGACTTTAGTAGATTTGATTAACTCACAAAAAGAAAATAAAGAAAAATATAACTTTGTTATTTATTTTAAAGATAAAGATATTATAAATACAAGTGTGAAAATAACATTCAGTCAATTAAAAACTATTATTGGGTTAAGTTTAGAATATAATATAATTGAATATACGGTAAGTTGTTCTAACGTTGTTATGATAGAAATAAAGGATAGTTAAAAAACTATCCTTTTTATTTACTCAATTCATTTACTCTTTTCCTAATTTTTTGATACGTACTATCATCACACCCTATCATTCTTTTTCTAGTTTCATGACCATTTCCATACTTTCCATTGATTACATCCTTAGCGATTGCTTCAATATCCCATGTTTTATTAGTATTAATATTAGAATTACTAGAATAATCAAGCCACTTACTATATCCATGTTTGGACCATTTTCTATCATTTAAATTAGTAATTTGAATGCCGTTTTCCCATTTAGGAGAACACTCACACACTTTTCCATTACCAATATATACACCGATATGGCCATTCATCCAAACAAACTCCCCTTTAGCGATATTATTAAAATCACTTGATTTGTTATAACAATAATTAGTCATGATTGTGTTTGCATTAACATCCGGGTAAATATTTCCATATTTTCCATTAGATGGATAACCCCATAAAGTTCCCTTAATTAATCCGCTACAATCACATTGTAAATATTTCTTACCTGTTTTACTAATTTGATAAGAATTCATAAATTTTCCAAGTTTATAGATCGTTGGTAATTTCTCATAAGTTAAAATTTTTGAAATAAAATCGTTCACATTCATATTAATCACCTCTTATTTATTATACTAAATTATACTTGACTTTTAAATTGTAAAAAATTACAATATATACAGGAGGTTAATATTATGGTATATAAATCAAAAATAGCAAAAAGACAAAAAGATGATTTTGAGTACATTAGAGAATACGTTAAAAATAACGATTTAAAAGGTTTAGCTCGAACGGTACAAAAGAAAGCTAAACAAATCAATCAACGTTTATATCGTATAGAAAAACAAGGTTTATCTAAATCATCATATGCATATAGAAGAACAATAGAAGAAGAAGACAAACCAAGATATACTACTTCACTCAATAAATTAAATAAAATGACACGTCAAGAATTAGTACAACAAGCGTATAATATTCAATCTAAATTATCGTCTACTACTTCAACTATTAGAGGAACTAAAGCTTTAAATGAAAAACGTATTTCATTAAGTTTAGAAGCTTTAAGAAATGAAATAAATAAAACAAGAGAAGACATAGAAATAAATGAAGATGATTTTAAAAAATTTCTTGAACAAGGAGGCGGAGAAATTTTAAATAATAAATTTTATGATTCTACGCAAGTTATTGAGGATTGGCAGGATAATATTAAAAAAGGAGTATCAACCGAGCAATTTATCAGTAGTTATAATGAATACGTTCAACAGGAAGAAGAAGCTTTTAACTATCAAAAATTTCTCAATAAATTAAAATCTATTAAAGGATGAAAAAAATGCAAAATGTTTTATGTCTATACAATAATCATTATCAACTTGAACATGCTTATAATATCTACGATTTTCCATTTAACAAATTATGGAAACCTAAAAGAGATATTAAAAATTATCTAGGTCATTTAATGACATTTGATATTGAAACATCAACAGTTAGTCAAAATGAAAAATATGAGGGATTTATGTATCATTGGCAAGTATGCCTGGATAGTTATGTTTGTTTTGGTAGAACATGGCAAGAATTTATCTTGTTTATTAAAAAAGTAATAGCTTTTACACATGCTGATATAATCAATAAAAAATTAGTATGTTATGTTCATAATCTATCTTATGAATTTCATTTTATTTATAGGTTTTTTAAAATTAGTGATGTGTTCGCAGTTGACTCTCATAAGGTTATTAAATGTGTATTAGATGATTGTATAGAATTGCGTTGTTCTTATTTTCTTTCAAATATGAATCTAAAGAAATTTATAGAAAATACACCAAATTCACATTATCAAAAAGGTATGGGAGATCTAGATTATTCTAAAATTATTACACCTGATACACCTTTAACGTTGAGAGAAAAGGGCTATTGTTATAATGATGTTAGAGGACTTTATGAAGCCGTTTTATATCTATTAAATGACGATTCCTTACAAACAATTCCTATTACTTCTACGGGTTATGTACGTCGAGAATGTCGAAAAAATGTGAATAATAACCCTAAAAATAGAGAGATATTTCTACATAGTCAGTTAACTGATGAACAATATCAGCTTTGTAAAGAGGCTTTTCGAGGCGGTAATACAGCTTCAAATAGATATCATACTAATATTATATTAGATAATGTTTCATCTTATGATATGTCTAGCGCATACCCTTATGTTATGATTAGTGAAGAATATCCAACAGGTCCATTTATGGAAAAAGTTATTGAAAGTGAAGTTGAACTAGAAAAATATAATGATAAATATTGTACGATAGGTTATTATGCATTTAGAAATATTGAAATTAAAAAAAATGTTCCTATTCCATATTTACCATTAGCTAAATGCTCTATAAAGCAAGATTGTAAAGTATACAACGGTCGTATTTTAAAAGCTAAACTTATAAGAATAGCATTGACAAATGTAGATTATGAAATTATTAGAAGCCAATATAATATAGAAGAAATATATATAGAAAAGTTTTTCTTTGCTAGAAAAAAATATCTATCTCAAGAATTAAGAAATACTGTACTAGAATATTTTGAATTAAAATCAAAACTAAAAGGTGTTAAAGGTCATGAGTATGAATACATGAAAAGTAAAAATAGACTAAACTCTCTATACGGCATGATGGTAACAGCAATAGAACGTGAAAAAATATTGTTTGACCCTGATATATTCATAGATGGTCTAGGTTTTGCAAAAGGAGACAAAACAACACTTGAAAAATACTATAAATCAAGAAATTCTTTTTTGATTTATCAGCAAGGTATATGGGTAACTTGCTATTGTAGAAAAAATCTACAACAAGCAATAGATAAAATAGGTCTTGATGTTGTCTATTGCGACACTGATAGTGTTAAATATTTAGGTAATTATGATTATGTTTTTGAAGAAATAAATAAAGAATGGTTAAAAAAATGTAAGGACAATGATATAATTAATTCGATTAGTGTTACTAATTCGCAAGGAAAAGAAAAAACATATTATTTAGGCTTATATGATAAAGAAAGACCTTATCATAGATTTATTACTCTAGGTGCAAAAAAATATGCTTTTGAACAATTCAATGATAAGAAAGAAATTGAAATAGGTATAACTGTATCAGGTCTAAACAAGAAAACAGGTGCTAAAGAATTAAAACAAAAAGGTGGACTAGAATATTTTAGAAATTATGAAACATTTATAAATAGTGGACGAACAACAGCATACTATAATAATGATAAAATACATTATATTAATGTGAATAATGAAAAGATATTAACTGCATCCAACATAGCGCTTGTAAATACAACATACACATTAGGCATAACTGATACAATGCTTTCAATCATTGAGCAATGCTTTGAGGAGGAATAGAACATGGAAGAATTAGTTAATTTATTTGTTAACAATGGTGTAGCCGTTGCATGTGTTATTTATTTTATGTGGTATAATAACAATACTTTGAAAGAATTTACAAACAAATTTAACGATCTACAAAATCAAATTTTATTTTTATTAGAAAAAATTGACATTCAAAAAAATGAAAAGTAATACAATTTGCTATTGTAATTTATTACAATATATGATATATTAATTACAGGAGGTAAGAAGAATGGTAACACTAATCAAACCAAAAGAGTTAAGTGAAATTTTAAACGTTAGTTTAAAAACAGCTTATTCAAAATTACATGATATAAACACTTTCAAGTTTTGGGAACTTATTATTATTAAAAATTATTATAATCTTAATTTTGATGATACTGTTAAATTAATTGAAAATTCACAAATTTAATTACTTCCTAATATATAGAAAGAGAGATAAAAACATGAAACATTTAACTTTGCACATTAAAGAAACAAATTTAGGAAAGATTCAAGCATATGCTGTTGCTAAATCAAGCGAAAGCTATCCAGCTAAAGAATGTGTTGACACACAATTTAACATTAAAGGTTATGTACTAGCCGATACTGAAATTGAAAATGTTGAAACAGGAGAAGTAGAACAAGGAATTTCACTATCAATCTTAACAACTGATGAACATATAATTGGAACTAATTCAAAAACAATCGCTAACAATTTAAAAGAATTAATTGAAATGGTTAATAGCGATGAAGATTTAAAATTAGAAGATATTACTTGCAAAATCGCTACAGGAAAAGCGAAAAGTGGAAATACCTTCTATTCTTTGGATGTGGTTATTTAATGAGTTTATATTATAATGCATGGAAGGAAGTAGAAGAAAAAAGCTACTTCCTTAATTTTTTTCTATCAGGAAGAGGAACAGGTAAAAGTTATTCAATCTTACGTGGTTTAGTTAAAAAAGCTATAGAAGAAAATAAATTATTCATTTACTTGAGACGTACTGATAAGGAATTGATAAAATCAACTTCATCACAATTAAATGAGTTTCAAGCGATTAGTGACGATTTTGAAATAAACATAGAATGTAATAAAACTGATGACATGACGTTGATACAAGTAATAGAAAACGATACAGTTAAAACAATAGGAGTTGCCGGGACACTTTCAACTTTTGCTAATATGCGTGGGTTATCTTTTAGAGATTTTGATTATTTATTCTATGATGAATTTATATCTAAAAATAAAGTTCAAACGATCGTTGATAAAAATGCGGGTATGTTATTCAAAGATTTAACTGAAACAATTTTGAGAAATAGACAAATTGATAAAGACGGAAATATATTAGAAAATACTTTTAAAATTATATTATGTGGGAATAGTAATAACCTAAATAATGATATATTAGAAACATGGAAATTAGTTGATATATTTAGACAAATGCAAATTAATAATATTGATGATTACTATATTGAGGACCGCAGTATAGCTTTACATTTACCACACAATGTAGGAATTTCCCAATTAAAAAAACAAACAGCACTTTATAAGTCTCTTCCTGGAGATGATGAATATATTCAAATGTCAATTAATAATAAATTTATAGGGGATGATTTTTCATATATCAAACGCTACGAACAAAAACATTTAGTACCTATTTTTTCGATTAATAATAAAATATTTGTTTATTCAATTAAAGGAACTAAAATGATATATGTTAGTGATAGAAAAAATAAAGACGTCATTAATTATGATAAATTATCAACTCTAAAAAGTGATTATGGAATGATGCTGAATTTTTGGTTTTCTAAAAAACTGATAAGATACCAAAATTATTCTATTAAACTACGTTTTAATAACTTATTTTAATGTTGTAATTTATTTTAAAAAATTATATAATAATTTTGAGGGGAACGTATCGAAAACTTTGAAAAAAGTGAAAGTTCGCTAGAGATAGCTTTACCCTCTTTTTTTATAAGAAAGGAGAAAAATTATGACAATTAGAGAAAGGATTTATAACCTTTTAGCTTTAGATGATGAAGTTGAAAGAGAAAATGTAATTAATGAAATTGAACAAGCGCATAATGATCTAGAGAAAGAACGTGATGATTTTAAAATTAAATTTGAAACATCACAAGAAGAAAAAGAAAATATGCGTTTAGAAAATGAACGTCTAACAAATGATTTAAACATTTATAAAGATAGAGTTAGACTTTTAACAGGAACAGGAACAGTTGAGGGTGCTATTGTTCAACAATTACAAAAAGCAACTGAGCCTGATAATGAAGAACCATTTTTCACATATGATAGAAAAGGAGATGAATATTAAAATGAGTGGAACTGTTAAAACAATGCCTAAAGCAAAAATTACAGGTTTAAAAGACGGTGTAGCATTGGCAAATGATATTGCTAAAGCTGACCCTGTAGTAACACAAGCCTTGGACGGACAATTATTTACTAATGATAATTTTTCTTCATTAGGTGCTTTGATTACACAAGATGATAACTTAATGAACTCATTTTATCACACTTTGATTGATAAAGTCGGACTTACATGGGTAGCATCTAATGAATTCTATAATAAATTAAAATTCTTGAAAAAAGATTACCTACAAACAGGTTCGATTGTAGAAGAAATTGCTTATGATGCTATTGAAGCAATGCCTTACAATCCTGAAGTCGATTGGCAAAAAGCTTTGAAAAATTTTCCATTTGTAACAGCTGAATTATTCCATAGATTAAATCGTGCGGATGTATATCCTGTAACAATCAACCAAATGAAATTAAAACAAGCTTTCTTTACACCTCAAAGTTTTAGAGATTTTGTTGTAAGAGAATTAGAAAATTTAACGTCCTCAAATGAAATGGATGAATTTGGTTATTGTGTTCAAACAGCTAACCATTTAGCAAGTAATATAGCATTTCCTATTGCTATTGGTGGTACATTAGCGACAGTTGATGAATACAAACATTTATTAGCTACTATCAACACATATGCTGAGATTTTAACAATGCCATCAAGAAGTTTCAATAAATTAGGTTTTAAACGTACTTCTAATATTGAAAGATTAGTTTTAGTGACAACACCTGAAGTATTAGCTAACTTAAATGTAAATGTTAATGCCCCTGCATATAATCTTGAATACGTTAAGATTTTAGCATCAAGAACTATTACAGTTCCTGAAATGCCTGAAAACTGTGTAGCAATGTTGGTTGATGAAAGAGCTTTCCAAATTTACGATATTGTCTATGCTACTGATTACAATCATAATGGAATTACACGTGCTGATAACTATTTCTTACACGTTCAACAAATCTTTAGTACATCACCGGCTTTTAACTGTATTAAATTTGAAACGGTTGAAAGTGTTACAACTCCTGTATTAGGTGATTTCAATATGAGTGATAATACCGAACTTACAAAAGGTCAAACATATCAAGTAAGTTGTTCAGTTAATAGTGGATATTCTAAAGTTACTTATAGTCTCGAAGATGCTACTGACGAAAATACACAAATTACAACTTACGGTTTACTCTATATTGGTCAAAACGAAAAAGCTACTGAAATCAAAGTAACAGCAACAGCTACTGAAAATGTGACAAATCAAGCTACTTACAAAATTAAAGGAAATAGCTAATGTCAAATTATTACACATTAGAATTATTTAAAAATGTAGACGTCCAACGGAGCAATGAAAATGTCCGTTGGTTTTCTACATCACAAGAACAATATGCTTATTTTGTTTCACATTTATATAGAAGAATTGAAAATAATACCCCAATAAAAAATAAAAATCAGTTTTTAGTAGAAATAAACGTAGAAGAAGCTCGCATAATTCCCTATGCTTGTTTTTATAATTCAAGTAATAAAAAAATTTATTGTTTTATTACTGATGTACAATATTTAAATGAAAGCACAACAATTTTAAGTTATGAAATTGACCCAATTCAAACATATAGGTTTGAAATGAAAATTGGTAAATCATTTGTTGAAAGAGAACACGTTACAAATGATACGGTAGGAGCACATACGATTGATGAGGGACTATATACAAATGAATTGATTTTAAATCATAGGGATGTTGTTAGCGACATGAGTGCTGATATGCTATATATTATCAATACTACAGTATCACCAAAAGGTGAGCAAGTTTCTATTGGTGGTCAATACGGTGGCATCATTCAAGGTGGAAAATGGTTTGCCTATGCTGATAGTGACAGTTTTAAAGATGCTGTAACAAATATTAATAACGCAGGTAAAAGCGACGGTATTATCTCTATATTTATGTTGCCTAAAGATTTAATTGTCTATAATACTAATACGCATGAAGTCGCTAACGGTTTAAAATTTGCACCTAAACAACTAACTTATTCAAAGATTTCAAGTTTAAATGGATACACACCAAAAAATAAGAAATTGCTATGTTATCCTTATAATGTTGTAAGAATTGGAAATAATGGTAATGACATTAAGGAGCTTAAACCTGAGCGATTTGGAAGTAATTTATCTTTTAAGCTTTTTAGAAATCCTGTGGGTACTGTTAATTATGCAATGTTGCCAAATGATTATAACGGTTTTTCTTATGATTACCGCTATATTATTACAAGTCAACCATTTCCAAGTTGTCAATGGGTCAATGACCCATATGCTGATTGGTTAAATGCTAACTCAACTAGTAACTCTATAGGAGTGCTAACGTCAATGGTTAGCGGAGCAACTACAGGGGCAATTAGTGGTAGTATTATTCCAGGAATAGGAACAGTAGGAGGTGCTTTAGTTGGTGGAGTGACTAGTGGTTTAGCTAGTGCTATTAACAGCTTTTCACAAGCTTCACAAAAAATGAGTGAACCACAAAGTGCTATAGGTTCAATCAATGCAAACAACATTTTAAGCGTTGAAAATTTAAATAGATTTTCAATAGATCAATTAACAGTAACAAAAGAAATTGCTCAAAGCATTGATGATTTTTTCACTTGCTATGGATATAAAGTTAATACGTTCAAAGTTCCAAATTTAACGACACATTCACTATTTAATTATGTTAAGTTAGGCGAATGTAATATAACAGGAAATATCCCTAGTGTTTATCTTGATAAAATCATTTCAAGATTTCAAAATGGAATTACATTATGGCATAGTTCATTTGAAGCTCAAAGAAGTAAACTTTATGAAAATGAGGTAGTTGTAAATGCCGTGGATTAGTAAAGATAGATATTTAAATCAAAGTGAAATGGAAAATAATGCAACTATTATTATTCAATACTATAGAAGTCTAGGAATTAATGACAATAGCATTGCTGGAATGTTGGGAAATATGCAAGCGGAATCAACGCTTTCGCCTGTACTTACTGAAAGAGGTGGAGGCGGTGGGTACGGTCTTGTTCAATGGACTCCTAAAAGCGATTTAACAAATGCTTGTAATAGCTATAATTTACACCCATATACGAGTGGTGATGTACAAATTGAAGTTATTAAACGTGAAGTATTGAACACTCCGCCCATTACACAATGGTATAGTTCAAGCGCTTTTATTAGGCATTATTACAATAGTGGCGCTACTAGTGATATGATAGGGATTACAGGTCAAGAATTTTTAAACAATTCAAGAAACTTTACGGCTGATAAATTAGCTGTATGTTTCATGGCTTGTTATGAAAGACCAAGCTATGACCCTAATACAAATCATAGTGCAAGTAGACAACAATACGCTTTAAATTGGCTTAAATTTATGGGTGGTGTACCACCAACACCTACACCTACACCTACAAATACCAAAAAGAGAAATAAATTTCCTATATGGTGTTTACCTAGATTTTTGAGAGGAGGTTTCTAAAATGGATAAAAATAATATGTTTCCTATTTATTTGAATAATAAACAAATAAATTTACTAAAAGGAAAATTTAATAATATTGATAACTATTATAGATACATTACACAATTTACTGAAAATGTTCTTTCTATTTTTGAATGGGAAAATCTACCAAAAGAAATACCTAACTATATTTTAGAAGAATATCTAATGAGATATGGTTGCATATGTTTATATCAAAAAGATTTTATTGATACTGTTTCACTTGAAACATATAAAGAATGGGTAGTTAGACCATACACGATTATTAGATATAATGATTATTGGCAACCTATTGAAATTCAAACTATTTCTATTACAAGCGAAAGCGATACATTATTTAGTGATAAATTTACTTTTTGTTATAATAATAAAAGTGGTGTTCCTACTTTCAGTTATGCTATTTGGTTCGCTAATAAAATGAATGAGATTGAAACAAGTATTAATATCGCTGTCAAACAACTACGTATTCCATATCTCTTTGAGGGTACTCAACCAAGCAAAAAAGCTTTTGATGAGCTATTTAAAAAAATTGAAAAAGGCAATACTCATTATTATGTTATTAGCGATAACTTCTTCAATGAACGTGGAGCTGTTAAACATGATTTATTAAATACTAACGCAGTACAGCGTATCGAAAGTCTTTATATGCTAAAAGAGAAGTATATGCAAGAATGGTATACATTAATAGGTGCACATACTAATTTAAATAATAAAAATGAAAGATTAACTGAAAATGAAAGTCTAGGATATAATGAAATTGGAAACTTTAATATTGCGGGAATGTTACAAATGCGCAAAAGCTTTTGTCGTGATTGTAGAAATAAATTTGGGTTAGATATTGACGTTCATTTCTCTAGATTGATTAGAGATAAAATTCAAAAAGAAACAGGGTTAACTGAAAATGATTTTCTTGAATTTTATGGAGGAGATAATTATGCTGACGATTGAAAAAATGCTAAAAAGTGGACATAATATAAATAGAAATACATGGAATTATCAAGAAGTCATTAAGAATAACAAACAACGTATATTTATATATGACTACCCTATTTTAGAAGAATTCAAAAATGATTTTGAAACTCACTTTTGTGCTCATTTCTATAAAAGAGAATTCTCTTTTACACCTGGAGAGTTTTGCTATTATTTAAGTGAAAAACTTAATAACATTTTTCCTTATTATAATGAAGTTTTTAAGAAAATTGGTAATTATGATTTACTTTTCGGTAATGGTAAAGAAAAATTTACAAGAAATAAAAAAGGGAATTATAATGAAAATGAAGATAGTACAGGAAGCAATACTATTGATAATTCTACTACTAATAATATTAATACTACAAGGGTAATTAATAATAAAAATAGAGATTTCCCTACAAGTGCTGTAAATGATATTGATAACTACTTAACTAATACACAATCAAATACAATAGATGATATAACAAACGGAACAGGAACTAATAAAACTGTCGGAAGTAATACTAATAAAAATGAAAAAACAAATACAAGTGATGAAAATGAAACGTATACAAGAGAGAATAATATGAATATTAATTTACATGATTATTTAATACAATATAGAAGTGAAATAGATAATATTTATAATGATCTATACAAAAAATTTGATGATTTATTTTTAATGGTTTTATAAAGGAGTGACAACATGAAAGAGACAACATTCAAAACAATTAAAGATATTACTAAATTTGATTTTCCTTGCATTTCTCAATTTGATTTAGATTTAATTTATGAAACAAACGATATTGAATTTTTATGTAAGGTATTAGAAAAATTAAATGAAGTTATTGATAGTCAAAATTTAATTGTTGAAGATTTTAACAAGATTGTACAATTTGTTAATGAAAAAATTGAAAAATATACAAAAGAGCAGTTAAATGAATGGTTAGAAGATGGAACAATTAATAATATTATATTAAATTTAGGTAAAATCGTGACATTTGTTGATACAACAAATGAATTAAAAGAAAAAGAAAATCTTATTATCAATCAATTAATTTTAACTAGTGGGTTTTATAGCATTGATGATAAATGTGGGGGGTTGTTTATTGTTAGTGATACGCCTAAAGGTTTTTATATTAAAAATAAAGATTTTTATATTAATTTGATAAACAACAAAACAACAATTCAATTAGAAAAAACAGGAATAAAAGAGAATAGTGATATTAGCGATATATTAAATATTGTAGCCAATTATTACAATGTTGTTATTTTTCCTCAAGGTAATTTTTTTATTAATTCTACAATTAATATTAATAATAAAAATATAGAATTAAAGGGTAATAATACAGTATTAGAAACTACTAATTCAATCGGCTATTTATTTAAAACTTATAAAACTAACTTTAAATGTAATAATATTCAATTTTTAGGAAATGCAGGTATAGAAACTAATGATGAAAATGGGTTAGTTGCTATTAATTGTTTAAATTCCGATAACTCTATTATTGAAAATTGTATATTCTCTAAATTTAATAAAAATATTGAAATTACAAACTCAACTAATATATTAATTAATAATTGTAGTATTAATAAATCGTATGAAACTTTAAATAAAATAAATGGATACGGGGTTTTATTTGAAAATGTAACAAATGGATCTATAACTAATTGTAATATGGATGAAATTGAAAGACATGGTATCTACATTAATGAATGTAATAATATTGAAATTAATAATAATCATTTAATTGGACAAAAAACTAACTATCAACGATTTAGTAATTATGAGGGTAATATAAAGCTAAACGGTAGCAAACATATTAATATTTATAGTAATGTTCTTGATGGAAATTACTACTCTATTAGTTTATTAAAATCATTTAATTCCGATTTTGGTTGTAGTTATATTAATATATATGATAATATATGTAAAAACATAATCAAAGGATATTCATTTATTAGAGGTTTTATTGGTATAATCGAAAATGGAAACTATAGCGATATAAAAATACATGATAATATAATATACAATGATACTAAAAATATTAACACTAGAGGAATTGTATTAGATTATGGAACGTTAAGTAACATAGAAATTTACAACAACAATATAAAAAATGTTGGTTATGGCATTCGTATTAATAAAACTTCTCCTATTTATGTTAATAATAATAACGTATTAAATTCTCAACTAGCTTATGATTTCTCAACTAATGATTTACAAATCTTTGGTAATTATAATTATTATGGTAATTGTGACAAATCATGCAACGGTAATTTAATTCACTTAAAAAAGTGTAATTTAAAAGGTTTTATTGATATAAATAACGCTTTTGGAGTAGTTACTGAAATAATTAATAGTAATGATAATAATATTTTTGTAGGAACTAAAACACCTGTAACAATCAATAATATTATAGGAGGAGCGACTTCACAAGAACTAACAATTGTTAGTGACTATGAAAATGGTGCTAGTTTGATAAAATCAAAATTACCATCGTACATTAAAATAAATAGTGATTTCAATAAAGGTATAATTAGACTTAAAAAAGTAAATACAACATGGTATGAAATTTCAAGAACAGTATAATAACATAAAGAGAGTTATAACTCTCTTTTTTCTTTACACTAATATAATAGTAGCAATGGTTCGTAGCCGAACAAAGTAACGGTACAAATGTTTCACGACGTTTCACGCTTGTTCTATGTCAACCGACAACGTACCCAAGTGTTTCACAAATTCCTACGGGGGGATTGTTCGGTAACGAACTATAGTGGGGATGAGTTTAGTGTGCTAAAATATATT